TCTAATCCTACTGATACATATTTCGGAATGCAAACAACGCGTGAGAGCGGAAGCACCGTGCATGATCCAAGCGTAGGTGATTTCCACAGACTTTTATACGGTTCCTTTCCGGATGATCCAGTCGCAGCTGGTTATTATGGCACCACCGGTGTTGAAGCATGGTCTTACGTATTCTCACTAGATGATGTTGTGTCTAAAAACACTCAACAGTTCTATTACTTGTCTGGTTCTCGTGCGAGAGAGGCTTCATATACTACTAGTAGTTATGAGAATCTTTTGGACGCTGG